CTGTAAGCGGATCCAGTACTATGACACTTTCTGGTACTACAATGGGAACATCTTCTTTTGTTGTAGAAAGCGGATCTACATTAGCTGGTCCTGCTTCTTTACTTGATGGTGTTACATCTAGTGGTGCCGGTGCTTGCACCGTATCTGCTTTACATAGTACATTAGCTGCTGATCTTTCATCTCTTGGTTCTACTTCTGTAACTGCTGCTTTTGCGGCAGATGGTACTTTTACTGGATCTCTTGGAAAATCAGTTGTTACTGTAAGCGGATCCAGTACTATGACTCTTTCTGGTACTACTATGGGAACATCTTCTTTTGTTGTAGAAAGCGGATCTACATTAGCTGGCCCTGCTTCTTTACTTGACGGGGTAACATCAAGTGGTGCTGGTGCTTGTTCCGTAACAGAATTAGATAGTACATTAGCTGCTGATCTTTCATCTCTTGCTACTACTTCTGTAACTGCCGCTTTTGGAGCAGATGGCACGTTCACGGGATCTCTTGGTATTTCTAGCATTGTAATGTCCAATTCTTCGACTTTAACTGTTGACGCTGTTATAATAACGAATAAAACAGTCACTGGAAACGGTTCGATAGATGTAACAAATATGGCATTAAATACTCAACTCGGTAACATTTCGGTATCCGGTACGATGACAGCTACTATTTCAGTAGCTGGGATTTTTACTGGAGATATTAGCGATTTTCAGTTAACAGTTGATGGGAGTGTAACTGTTACGATGCAAGGAACATTAACATCTAATAGTAGTTTCGTTATTAACGCAACGAATAGTCTATTCGCTACTGCTGAAAAAATGAATGCGAAAACAGTAACAGGTGATGGAAGAATGGTTGTCACAGAGTTAGAAAATACTTTAGATAGCGATCTATCTTCAATTTCAGCATCAACGATTTTTGTCAATGTTAACGGTAATATAACTTTTACTGGTACTTTACCATCTATTTGTTCTGTTGAACTAGAAAGTGTTGATAGTGTTCTTCAACTTAATAACACATCGAATGCTATTAATAAATCTTTTAACAACTCGGGATCAGGGTCTGGAAATGTCGTTAGAGTTGATATTGGCCAGAGTGATTCCTCAGACTTTAGTACAATGTCGGGAAATGTCAAATCTGATATCAGATTTACAAATACTTCTATATTTAGCGGGAATCTTAACGTGGGTACAAGTGGCTTAAATGTTATTTCCATATACGATGGGTATACTCTCACAACAACTGCTTCCATATTAGACGGGCTTACGATCTTGGGTCAAACAGCTAACATAGTTGTAAACGATCTTGATCAAAGTCTTACAGCAGATCTTAGTAATTTGAATATGTCGGCTGGTACGATTTCAATATACTTTTCTAACAATGGTACATTTTCTGGGTTTATGAAATCACCAAGTCAAACAATAAATCTTTATGTGGAACAAGATGTCACAATGACATTGGCAGAATCAAGAATTAGAGAAGTATGTACATATACTGATGCTTATGGTTCTGCCAATAAAACAACTGGTAGACGACCCAATAAATTAATCACAAAAAGAGGTGATGGAACTATCGTATTAGATGATGTTACTAATGATAACAGAACCGCCGGTATATCGTTTTCTGCAGGACAAATTATTGTTTCTATAACCGATATTGACCTTGTAAATCAAATAAATTCGGACGGAAGAAGTGCGGGAGATAACGTTGCCAATTCTGAGATATTCACATTCGTATTAGCAGATGGTACTGCCGAAATTAATAACAGTACAACACTAAGTCTGTAAAAAAATATTAGCGGAACGAAGCGGAACGGAGTTCCGCGCGAGTTTCACTCGCTCTAGTTCCGCTACGATAAATTAAAATTAACTTAATTTTAATTTATTTTGATTTAGAGAAAAAATCTAATAATAAAACACAAAATGAAAACGAATATTATATTAGATTTAGATCAGACTCTGATTTGTTCTGAAGAAATAGGGTCTTTTGATTTGAAAACACATAAAGACAAAACGGGTCTATTTGACTTCGAAATAATGGATAATTTTTACATAGTTTTTGAAAGACCTGGATTACAAGTCTTTTTAGACTTTTTGTTTAAAAATTTTAATGTATCTATATGGACTGCAGCCTCAAGAGATTATTGTAGTTTTATTGTTGAAAAAATAATACTTAAGAAAGATAGAAAGTTAGATTTAATTCTTTTCAATTACCACTGTAAATTGTCTAAACAAAAGTATAATAAACAATCAAAAAATCTGGCTTTGTTATATGATAACTTTGATTATAAGAAAGATAACAGTATTATAATAGATGATAATGATGATGTTTTTAATACTCAGCAAACTGAATGCATACGTGCGCCTCCATTTGAATTTACAGATAAAAATTCTGAAAATGATAATTTTCTTCAACAACTGACAAATGTACTTAAGAAAATAAAAGTTCACAGATCTAAAAAACAAAAAATCGTAAACAGTTTTAATTTAAAAAATGATTTTTAACTTAAAAATAATCATTTAACTAAAAATTAAAATGTCTAAAAAGAAAAGTAAGTATTCTTTTACAATATCCAATTTGTCTATTGAAGACATTAATAAGAAATATGGTATAAAATGTATTTTAAAAAAAACAAAGATTATTGACTTAGATCCCAATCGAGACGAAATGTTTTTCTCCTATTTAGACGAGAGTAAGTTACTCCATAAATGTAACATCTTAACAATCGATTATCAGGAAAAAAAATTCAACACGTCTAACTGTTTTTGGTGTAGACACAATTTCGATACATGTGGAATCGGGTGTCCAATATCTTTTGTCCCAAACGTTGCGGTCAAAAGATATAAATCTCATATTACCAAAGATGTGTATACAATAAAAGAATCAATTAATAAACTTCCAACAGGTCTAAATAATGATATTCGAATTATTAAGAAAGGATATTACGAAACCGATGGTATTTTTTGCTCATTTAATTGTTGCTTATCTTTCATTAAAGATAATAAAAACAACTCACTGTATGATTTATCTGAAATTCTACTTCATAAAATTTATAACGAAGTGCTTGAATCAACAAACAAAATTATTTCACCAGCTCCTAGTTGGAGATTGCTTACTTTATATGGTGGATACTTATCAATAGATAAATTCAGACAATCTTTTAACACTGTTGAATACTGCAATCACGGTTCATTATCACCTTTACCTAAATTTGTTAGTAATCAGCCTTTGTATGAAGAAAAATTGAAGTTTTAGCAGAAGAGAGAATCTGGCGAATCTACGATTCGCGCGGAACGGAGTTCCGCTACGATTCGCGTGGAAAGTCGGCTATCCAGTAATATAAAAAAAAAATGATTTTTTCAATAAAGAAAATTTTATTGAAAAAGAATATTATTATTTAAAACATGTCAAAAAATATTGAATCACGTTTTGCTTATGCTTTTTCCAAAAAAATTATATTTGGTGGATATCCTACTCAAGATATTGTTAATTATTTAGTAGACGAAAAAAATGTCAAGTATTTCGTCGATTTGACCTTTCAAAACGAAAAACACATTACCCCTTATAAAACAGACAAGTTTGTATTTCATTTTCCTATCAAAGATGGCTATGTACCTAGTGATAAAATCAAATTTATAATATTTGTTTTGAAGGTATCAGAAATAATTTGTAGTTTATCAAATAAAGAGAGAGTATATATACATTGTAAAGGTGGTCATTCAAGATCTGGAATACTTATAGCTATATTACTATGTAAACATTTCGGTTTTTCTCCAAAATTAGCGTTGGAATACACTACATTATACCATTCAAAAAGAAAACACATGAGAAATATCTATTACTGTCTAAAGTGTCCAAATAGAATGAATCAAAGACAATTTGTATATGAATGTACAACAAATTTTTACTTTAACAGACCTGATAAGAATGGATTTTCTAACTTTACACGCCATAATGTCTACATTCCCGAATTAAATATAACTTGTCCTACGGCTGAAAAAGCTTATCGAATTTATAAAGATCCATTGAATATAAAACACGTTGAAAAACTTGTTGAATCTAAAAGAGGTATTAAATTAGGCAAAAACACATTATTAACAAAGGAATCGGACAGGATAAAGCTTCAAATAATGCACCGTGTAATTAAGCTTAAATTTGATCAACACCCTGGTATTAAAGCAGAATTATTAAACACATATCTAAGACCAATTATCTATACTAACAACAAAGACTCTTTTTTTGGAGTAGGAAAAAACAAAAATACTGGGAAAAATATCCTTGGTATAATCTTAGTATCAATAAGAAACGAGTATTTTGACGAACTAAAGGGAAATACCTTTAATATTTTACAAACGGAACTGAGTTAGCGAAGCGGAACAAAGCGGAACTCCGTTCCGCGCGAGTTTCACTCGCTCTAGTTCCGCGCGAATCGTAGATTCGCCAGATTCGCCAGATCCGCTTGAGATAAGATAAATTAAAATTAATTTAATTTTAATTTACTAAATTCATTTTGATTTTAAAAAAAAATATATATAGAAAAAATATTTCTAGAAAAAATTCTGGAGATAAGATAAATTAAAATTAAATTAATTTTAATTCTAGCGGCGTAGCCCGAGCAAGCGGAACTCCGTTCCGAGCGAATCGTAGATTCGCTCTAGTGAAACTTGCTAATTCCAGTATGATTTAGTGGCTCCGCTATTCTAAAATATTTCTAGAGATAAATTAAAAATATTTCTAGAGATAAATTCAAAATATTTCTTGAGATAAATTCAAAATATTTCTTGAGATAAATTAAAAATATTTCTAGAGATAAATTCAAAATATTTCTTGAGATAAATTCAAAATATTTCTAGAGATAAATTAAAAATATTTCTTGAGATAAATTCAAAATATTTCTAGAGATAAATTCAAAATATTTCTTGAGATAAATTAAAAATATTTCTAGAGATAAATTAAAAATATTTCTAGAGATAAATTCAAAATATTTCTAGAGATAAATTCTTGAGATAAGATAAATTAAAATTAAATTAATTTTAATTTATAATTTATAATTTTCTAAATTCATTTTGATTTTAAAAAAAAAATATATATAGAAAAAAATCTGGAGATAAGATAAATTAAAATTAATTTAATTTTAATTTTAATTTTCTAGCGGCGTAGCCGCGCAAGCGGAACTCCGTTCCGCGCGAATCTACGATTCGCTCTAGTGAAACTTGCTAATTCCAGTTTGATTTAGTGGCTCCGCTATAAAAAAATATTTCTGGAGATAAATTATTTTTTTCTATATACATTTGTTCTAAATAGAGGTATACAAAATAACTCTATTAAAATACCAACCATTACAACATATATACCTAATTGTTTAACATCCTTACATTTTTTATCACCACTAGATGCCTGATTGATTATTACTGATCCAGCTGATATGATACCTAATCCTATGACTATTATAATAAATGTATATAACGAACCATAATCTTCAATTGTTCCAACATTTGTTCCAACATTTATTCCAATAGTATCAGAACATCCTATTAAAGACGATACACATGCTAATCGTGCAAATCCCAACGTCAAAAGACATGTTCCTAAAATTAGTAATAATCTAGTTGCCAATATTAATTTTTTACTACATGCAATACCATCCACCTTAGAGTCAATTAGATATGTTAATATCATTAGTACAATTCCTATGAAACTAAAAGATGTCAAAAGCACACTTGTTCCAATTCTCATTTATATAAGCTTCTAAAAAAAAGTTAGATTTTTTTTAAGGGATTCGCGCGGAACTCCGTTCCGCTTAGAGCGAGTGAAACTCGCGCGGAACTCCGTTCCGCTTTGTTCCGCTATGATCCTTAAATGTCATATGTTTGTAAAAGTAATTCATCTCTTGGCAAATCTTGATATTTATTTCTAAAAAAATCATGAATGAAACAATAAGCCAAATCTGTAGTTGGATTTACATTATATGTTCCAAATGATTTTCTGATACTGCGGCCACTTAAACCTTGATTACATATGTGAGCTTGAGTATAACTATTTGTTTTACCGTTAAATATATATTTTTTTAAACTTTGTTTAAAATCATCTGATATAGTATCATAGACACCGTGTGTACCAGATTGAGTCGCTCTATTACCATTAATAAACATTCGAATAACATCTTGTGTATCGGATCTTAATTCTAAAGGGGGTATTACACTAGGGTGTAAATAAAATCTATGGTCAGTTGTATCTGCAGGTATATTTAATTTTCTCAATGTAACTAATTGTTCTTCTGTAAAGTTAATTTCTACACCTAATATTTCTTTCGTTTCTCTATTAATCACAGACACACCACCCGTACTTTCATGCTTAACTTTGATTCTTTCACATAAAGAAGATCTTACACCTTTTTTATCTTTGATACCCCATTTTACTTTGAAAGGTTTAAATTTTTTTCTTCCATAATATGTAGATTGAATTGAAAAAGGAGAGTAAACATTATCTATAACCATACCTAATCTTAAACCAAGAGATTTCCACTTTTCCTTTTTGTCCGTTAACACTTGTATAGGAGAGTAAGTTTCTGATACACCAAAATCGTTAAGTACGAATAGTTTACCGTTGTTTGGAATATAATAAGACTTTCCTTCAATTGTATATTTCCAATATCCACCTGGTTTAACAGAATAAACTAGAATATTTTTAGTTTTAATATCGTTATTATGTATTTGTCCGTATTCTTGAATAGCACTCAACCCAGCCATTATTTGGAATAAGCAATTGTGGAGCCTTTCCCGTATAAGCGGAACGGAGTTCCGCGCGAATCGTAGATTCGCTCTATGTGACACACGTTTTGTTTCCTCTTGAAGGTTCGTCAAATATGTGTCTAAATCATATTCAGCCAATTCTGTTATAAGAATTAAACAAGGGCTTTTCTTATTCTTTAGTTTATTCTGTTTGTAAAAACTAAAGGAGCACGAATCGCATGTAAATGCATCTATTAACACAGGTAAATTAGGACAAATATTAGTTTTAACCAAAGGCGTTATCATGTCTTTAAGTATAAATAATTCATGCCATGGTTGTGAAAATCTAGACATAGATTTAAAAGAACTCTTATTTATTTGAGCTAATTTAATTGCAAAATTATAAGAATCTTTGTTACAAGGAGTATCACAGACTGAATAAACGTTTCCAAATGATCCACGACCTATTAGTTTTTTAAGCGTAATTTTACTAAGTAAATCTTTCTTATCTCCGTGAATACAATTAGCACCAAAAACTTTTTTAATACCACTAAGTTTATTCTTTATATTTGTAGCTAATACATCCCTAGTTATACTGGTTAAATATATGCTATCTAAAGATGTTGAGATGTAGATTTTATCCTTAATTTTTATCAATACGTTTGAAGTTAAAGTACTTTTATTATTTTTTTGCATCCATATTGCGCATTTAAAAAATAATTTTTGTGTCTTTGCTGATAGTTTAAAAAAGTCGTTTACGTTTAAAGTTTTGCAAAATTTGTTAATAGTATCAATTTCTTCTCGAAAATCCAAAGCGTATCGCAGATCCGCGAGAGTTTCACTCGCTAAACTAATAGAATTATTCATTTTATATTAGGTAATAAAATAAATTAATTTATTTCAATAAATGATAAGAAAACTACAAGAGATATGGAATGATAAAGGATTTGAAATATTAGTAATTTCATGCTTAATATTTCTTTGTGTATTTGGATTAATCAACTTCTTAAGAAAAAAGAAAGGGAATTATTCAAAAAGTAAATTTTATGTAATACCTTCGTCAGGTAAAAATAGAAACAAGAGAAAACGTATAGATGATAATTCAAATTATCCTATTCGGAATACAAGAAGAAAAGAAAGTAAAGGAGAATCAGAATGTCGTCGAGTTTTAGAAAAAATATTTAGACAACCTTTCAGAAGTGTACGACCTGATTTTCTTAGAAATCCTGTAACAGGGTCTAGATTTAATTTAGAAATTGACTGTTACAATGATAAATTGAAATTGGGTGTTGAATTTAATGGTAGGCAACACTATGAATATACACCTTATTTTCACAGAAACAAAGAACATTTTTTAAATCAGAAATACAGAGATGATATGAAGCGTCGTATATGTAAAGAAAATGGTATAATACTTATCGAAGTACCTTACACGATTAAGAATAAAGATATAGAATCATTTTTGGTGAAAGAATTAAAAATGCATAATTTTTTGTAAATAAAATGGGATCTTTGTTTTGTTGTTATCATTCAACAAACGATATAGGTGAAGCCGCGCCGCAAAACGATAGCGGCGTAGAGCGAGTGAAACTCGCGCGGAACGGAGTTCCGCTTCGTTTCTCTGGTGAATCTGCTACGCCTCAAGCGGCGGAGCCGCGCCGCAGAGCGGCTTTTTTAACAAGTGATGATTTAGAATTAGTCGATGAGATAGTTAAAAATCTTGAATCTGATTTAGCTAGATTTGACGAATTTATAAAGAGCGCTATTAAAAATGTTTGTAATAAAAAATATTATGAAATTTGAATAGCGGAGCCGCGCAAGCGGAACAAAGCGGGACGGAGTTCCGCGCGAATCGTAGATTCGCCAGATTCGCTCTAGTTGAAACTTGCTAAATCCAGTTTGATTTAGTGGCTCCGCTATTCTAAAATATTTCTTAGCGGCGGAGCCCGCGCAACTACATCTTAAATTCAAAATATTTCTTGAGATAAATTCAAAATATTTCTTGAGATAAATTCAAAATATTTCTTGAGATAAATTCAAAATATTTCTAGAGATAAATTCTAAAATATTTCTTGAGATAAATTCTAAAATATTTCTTGAGATAAATTAAAAATATTTCTTGAGATAAATTAAAAATAATTTATAATTTTCTAAATTCATTTTGATTTTAAAAAAAAAATATATATAGAAAAAAATATTTCTAGAAAAAATTCGGAGATAAGATAAATTAATTTATAAATTAAAATTTAGCGGCGGAGCCGAGCAAGTTGAAACTTGCTAATTCCAGTATGATTTAGTGGCTCCGCTATTCTAAAATATTTCTTAGCGGCGGAGCCTCGCAAGCGGAACGGAGTTCCGCGCGAATCTACGATTCGCTCTAGTGCATTTTGCTAATTCCAGTTTGATTTAGTGGCTCCGCTATTCTAGAAAAAATTCTCAGCGGCGGAGCCGCGCGGATCGTAGATCCGCTTGAGATAAGATAAATTAAAATTAATTTATAATTTATAATTTTCTAAATTCATTTTGATTTTAAAAAAAAAATATATATAGAAAAAAATATTTCTAGAAAAAAATCCGGAGATAAGATAAATTAAAATTAAGTTAATTTTAATTTATAATTTTGTAGCGGCGTAGCCGTGCAAGCGGAACTAGAGCGAGTGATTTAAAAAAAAATATATATAGAAAAAATTCGGAGATAAGATATAAGTTTATTAAGAAATGAGTTGGAATAATAAGTTAGAAAATTCAATAAGAAATATTGAAAAAAAATCTCATACTCTCGCTATTTTATATATCGAATCCTCTAAAACATTACAATTCAACTATAATACACTATCTTTCATTTCTATTTGCCTTGGACCATTAAGTTCGACTTTGACATCAATAAGTATTGCATTAAATAATCCGTCAAATTTTTTTTCTGTTGCATCAATAATCATCGGATTATTCTCCGGTATCTTAGTAACTTTAATAAAATTCTCTAATTTTGAAGATAATATAGAAAAATGTCGATCTACTTCAAATGAATATTCAAATTTAAAGTATAATATTGAAAGACAATTAAGTTTAGATATTTCTGATCGAATAGATGGTTCTAAATATTTTTCGTTTCTAAATCATAAAATTGAAGAAATTAACAAGAAGTCCCCATTACTCGTGATTGATAAATTAAATAAATTACTAGTTTTTGAACTAGAAGAAATGCGGAACGGAGTTCCGCAACGTTCCGCGCCGCAAAGCGGATCTGATTCGCTAAGTGAAACTGATAGTACTAAAGTGGTGGAACAGCGCTGTTCCACCGCTATAGATATAGATACGAATATGTTGGACTTTGAATTGAAACGATTTAATGAAAAAGCATAGCGGAACTCCGTTCCGCTTCGTTCCTCTTCGTTCCTCTTATTTAGCCCAAGGTGGTGGTGTTCTACCACTAAATCGATCTTGCATCGATCTAAAAACCTTCTTGTCAATGTTCGCCTTCTGACTTTCAAAAGATTTCACGTTATTGTCTCTATACACTGGTTGACGACTTGGTCTACTTTCAAAGCCTTCTGGTTTAATTTTAGGTATCAGTTTATAATCTCTAGATGATAAATTGTCTTTCTTTTCAACTTTAGTATTTATATAGTTAGTTGAAGGCTTATTATTATTTAATACAATATTGTTTTCGTGACTACTTCTTTTAAATATTCTTGTGTCACCATTATTGGTTCTATTAGAAAAAACTGGCATCTTTCTATCTAAAGTTAGATCTTTATGAATGTAGTCTATCTTTTCAGATCCTTTGATTTGTGTATTACAATCAGAATGAGATGTATGTTGTATATATCTTTCAGTCTTTACACGATTCTTATTTCTAACAAATTTAGATTTATCATTTTTATTACTAATGGCTGCTGCATGTATAGTATGTTCAAAGATTTCTTTTGTTGGCTTTTTATTACTTCTTTGTTTAATATCCATAGTACGCATACCAGATGTCACAGATCTTGTAATTGTTGGTTGAATAACATATTTCACTTCAAATGGCTCAGAAATCGGTTTTTCGATTTTGTAGGTAGCCGTCGGTCTAACTTTCATATTAATAATATTATTATGTACTTCTTTGGTCTCTTCAGCTGTGCCACATGTTCTCAGTTTCTTAGAAAAGTCAACAAATCCGGGTTTTGAAAAAGCCGAAGTCCAAACTCTAGGTTGTCTAGACAATGGTAATAGATCATACTCAGTGCGAATAGGAGGTCTAAACGCACCATCTTTCAAAATTGTATAAGGTAACTTTGCTTGACTTCCTAAACCAGCAATTGGTCTAGATAAACCAGCTAAAGATCCAGATATACCTGAATTACCATGGTTTGAATAAGAAACACTAACACTTGGATTTACACCACGAGCATACACATTGATAGCCTCACATGCTCTGTCAGATGAATCATCAACCATAGAGGTTATGTCTGATGTCTGTCCAACTTTGTCAATTCGTCTAGTATGTATACTTTTTGGAGGATCTCTTAAAATATTCATATTATCACCCCATGAGTCAACTGATGGTAAGGTTATTTTTCCATAATTTGTCAATCCTGAATAACTTATCATTTTGTTAAAGAAAAACTTTCTTTAGCTTAAAATTAATTTTATTTTCCGAAAAATAATTAAGGCATAAAAGGTCAATATTCCGCTAAATAAAAAAATGATTTTAAAATTATTTGGAGACAAAAATCAGAAATATATATTACATATAATACAAATCACAATGTCTATAATTGAAAAATTAAAAATAGAGTTAGCAGTTGAAAGGTTCAAAAATAAAATTCTAATAGAGATCATAAAAAATAATTCTGATGTCAAGTTGTCCGATTTCATCTTAGAAGATACAAACACGGTAGAATTTAGAAATATTTCTAAAGAATTAACTATATATGCAAAAGACAATATAGAAAAAATAGAAATTAAATATGAAAGAAAACAACCCAAATCAATTCTGGATAAAATCAAACTAAAAAAATCATTAAAAAGAAAGACAAAATCATATCGTAAGTCAAGGAATCTTGCGAGTGAAACTAGCTCTAGTTCCGCGCGAATCGTAGATTCGCCAGATTCACCAGATTCGCCAGATTCACCAGATTCGCCAGATTCGCAAGATTCGCCAGATTCGCAAGATCCGCGCGGCTCCGCCGCTAAAAAGAAGAATATCATTTCTAACAAAGACAGTCAAACTCTCTCTAGCGGAACGGAGTTACACGCGAAGTGTGCAGATATGAGTAAAGATACTATTTCTAAAGATATTAATTATTTAATCGAGAAATTAAAATCAAAAAAGCAGAGATTTACAACTACTTTATTTAAAATAAAAGAATCAAGAATTAAACTATGTCGTTTGATCAAGTTTGATTCTTATATAGAACTACTAGAAAACTATATTAACACGTTGAAAACTATTTTCAAAGAAAAACAATTTACTGATAGAAAGATTGATAATATTGTTAAAAAAGCCTTGAGTCCTTTAGAATTAAGGCTTGTATTTTATAATGGCTACACTAACTCTTGTTTGTCAATCGACGAACAAGATATAATGATAGATATTTTACATAAAACATACAGAAATGTGCTAGTTGAATATAATAGTGAAAAAATATTTATCAAAATCCAAAATTACTCATTGTGTATGTTTCCGATAGAACAACTAGTGAAACGATTAATTATACCTAAACGCGGCTCCGCCGCTAGCGGATCGCAGAACCGCGCGGAACTTCGTTCCGCTAGCAATGAAATTATTTATCTTATGAATACCAAATCAAGTAATCAGGACCCATTTAGTTTCTATATATTATCTGAAATCAAGAAGGGAATTAGATATTGGAGTATGGATTGTAGATTGGTTCATTTTACAGATGAGTTGATCGCTAATGTATTACCTTATTCTATTACATTATATAGGAAATTATACTATGATAATTTCAGAGACAACATATTTAGACCAAATTTTTCTAGTTTTTCTAATTTTACTGAAGAAGATTTAGAACAATTACTTATAAATATACTACTAATGTCTCGTTCTAAAGTTTTTTGTAATAAACTTAGATTTATGATGATGAAAGAGTGTGTCTATGTTCCTACTGATAAAGATAAATTCAATTTATTTAGTGATGATGCTTTTCAAAGAAAGAATTTCTTAAGTAAAAAGGATGATATTGAAATAGTTGATATAATTAAACAATTATTTGACGATATATCAACTGAAAATGCGGTTGACTTCTATAGAGAAAAAATCGGATTTGTCTAGTTCCGCTACGTTCCGTTCGGCTCCCGCCTCTACGTTCCGTGCGGCTCCCGCCGCTACGCACCCGCTCAAGCCGTTCCACGGCTTAAAAGCGTAAATATTTACAATAAACATCATGCCTCTATTTAAATGCTACACTAACCAAGCTTATTATATAAAGATACTTGCAGAATTATTGACTCATAATTTAAAAATTGGATGTTTTGAGTTATCTGATAAATCCATAGATTTAACTATGTTTGATCATCACCGAAAATTTCTAGTCGATATAAAACTACTTGCTGATAACTTCTCAATGTATAAGTATAAATTTTCTGATAAAAAATTTTGTATGGGACTCAATATGAATCACTTTCATAGAATGCTTAGATCAATAAAGAAGAAGGACAGTCTGCAACTAATAATATCAAAAAAAAATAAGAATGAATTGTCAATAAAAACTATACCTAAAGAAAATAATAGAGTAACGACATCTGGGATTAAAATTCAGGAAATTCAAAATTTACATATAGAAATTCCATATGGATATACAAAACCAATTATTGTCCCTTCGAGTGAATTTGCTAAAATGTGCAAAGACTTAAACTCGATTGGTAGTTCAACTATTACGGTTATCGCAAAACAATTTTGTATAGAGTTTCAAGCGAGCGCGGACGGTATTCTAACTAGAAATGTATCTTTTGGTGAAAAACAATTAAACGATTCTGACTCTGATAGCGACGAAGAAGATATACATGAATCATACGTAGCGACTTTCCATACAGAACAATTGAATCGACTTAGTAAGCTCGCAGGTTTAGGGACAATTATACAAATTTATCCAGGTCAAACAAATTTACCTTTATTATTGAGGTCTGAAATTGGTAGTCTAGGTAAAATTAGTATTTTCTTAAAATCAAATGAGCTAATCGCGGAAGAAATACGAAATTATAAAAATAATTCAGTTTCAGAGTTAGAATCTTCGTCTTCAGACGAAGATTAGTTCCGCTGCGATCTGTGCGGCTCCGCCGCTAGCGGATCGCAGATCCGCGCGGAACTTCGTTCCGCTAAATTATAAATTAAAATTAAATTAATTTTAATTTATCTTATCTCCAGAATTTTTTCTAGAAATATTTTTTTCTATATTTTTTTTTAAAATCAAAATGAATTTAGAAAATTAAAATTAAAATTAATTTAAATTAATTTATAATTTATCTTAGCGGAACGGAGTTTCGCTTTGTTCCGCTAGTGGCTCCACCTCTAGAAAATTATAAATTATAAATTATAAATTCTTTAGAAAAATGGATAATACTGAAGAAGGTAATAAAAATAAAACGGAAGAATTGGAAGATCAAGGCTTCTGGTACACTCAACACGAGGTTATACTTAAAAATTGGGCAGAAGAAGCATATAGTTTTCAATACATTCATGATAAAGAATACAAATCTTATCAGAGACTAAATATATGGTTTAGTTTACCTGTTATAATTTTGAGTACAATTGCAGGAACAGCAAACTTTAGTCAGGGATCTGTTCCTAAAGAATATGTATTGTATGTAGCTCTTTTTACAGGTTTCTTAAATTTAGCATGTGGATTAATAACAACAATTAGTCAATTCTTAAAAATAGGAGAATTATTAGAATCTCACAGGGTCAATTCCATCGATTTTGGAAAACTTGCGCGTAATATCTCAACGGAGTTATCATTACCCGTAAGTCAACGGAGACTTTCTGGTCAACTTTATGTTCAAGAATGTAGAGCTGAAATTTGTAGATTAATAGAAAATTCACCTGATATAGGTGAAGTGATCTTGAAGAAATTTTTGAAGAAATTTTCAAATTCAGATTTTAACAAACCAAATATTTTAGATATTAAGGAAGTAAAAGTTTATACGGATGACCAGAAAATAATTATAGAAAAAGATAAAGAATTTATCGAAAAGACTATTGAAGATAAAATAAAAGAAAAGATTATTAAGAATACTAATCTTGAAAATTTACATGATGAAGCTCTTGAAAATCAATTAAGAAATACAATTTTATCTATTGATAAACTTAAATAAGATTCGGTTTAAAAACGAAATTGCTTTGAAACAAATGACTGATAATAATTTAATTACTTTTAAAGCAATTTCAAACTTTACTTCATGTTTGTCAGAAGTTTTCAAAAATAAACAAAGATCTCTGAAATTATATGATCATCTAATCAAAAAGACTACGATTGCTCATGATAAACCAATTAGAAAACACATTGAAACATTTCGAACTTTCTGCGAGAACAATCAAGATGCTTTTGAAAATCATGATTATAAAATGTTGAAGGTGAATAAAATTGTCTATTCTGAAAAGGTATATATTGATATGAAAAATATTTTTGAGATGTCTGATAAAGAGACTACGAATATCATCTGGAAGCACTTATATACAATTTCAGCTCTTGTTAATCCATCTCGTAAAGGGAAAAAGCTATTAGAAAAACTAACTAGCGACGGGAGCCGCGCGGAATGGGGTTCCGCTAATAAAGACAATAATTTTCTAGCGGACATCTTCAAGAAGGTAGAAAAAGAGATAGGTGATAAAGACATTCAAAATCCTATGGAAGCAATTGGTACCATTATGAAATCGGGAGTCTTTACAGATATTGTGACTACTTTAGGAAACGGCATCGAAGATGGGTCTCTTGATATGGCTAGTATGGTACAAAATCTAGGCGGGATGTGTGGAAAGCTATCATCAGATAATAGTAATTCGGGTGGGATACCTGATATGCTCAAGATGGTTCAACCAATGCTAAGTGGTTTAGCTAACTCATCAAGTAGCAACTCAGAGGATCTACCTGATATGCTCAAGATGGTTCAACCAATGCTAAGTGGTTTAGTTAACTCATCAAGTAGTAACTCAGAAGATCTAACTGATCTTCTCAAAATTGTTCAACCAAAGCCTCAGAGCGACGACGATGGAGCCACTAGCGGATCGCAGATCCGCGCGGAACTAGAGCGAGTGAAACCAAACTCGAATTAGCAAGATGCATTAGAGCGAATCTACGAAATTACAAATTAAAATTAAATTAATTTTAATTTATCTTAGCGGAACGAAGCGGAACGGAGTTCCGCGCGAGTTTCACTCGTTCTAGTTCCGTTTGCGGCGCGAATCACATATTCACAAAATTCGCCATATTACTCACATTTAGCGGGCTTGGTTGTACCACTGGACTATCTTTTAGTGGACATCTGATAGGCATATCTTGTCTTATACCATACGATGGATACGAAATTGGCCCCCTCACAGCATAGGATACGAAATAATTTTCTTTCTTATATCGATATATATTTTTTAGAAGCTTATAAGAAGATGTCGGCATTCTTTATTACACGACCATATCAAAAAAAATTAATTTATCTTAGCGGAACGAAGTTCCGCTTGCGCGGCTCCGCCGCTAAATTATAAATTATAAATTAATTTATATTATCTCCGAATTTTTTCTAGCGGATCTACGATCCGCGCGGAACGGAGTTCCGCTAGAAATATTTTTCTATATATATTTTTTTTTTAAAATCAAAATGAATTAGAAAATTATAAATTAAAATTATTTTTAATTTTAATTTATCTTATCTCAAGCGGATCTGGCGAATCTACGATCCACGCGGCTCCGCCGCTAAGATTTTTTTCTAGAATAGCGGAGCCACTAAATCATACTGGAATTAGCAAAATGCAGTTCCGCTAAGAAATATTTTAGAATTTATCGCTAGAAATATTTTGAATTTATCTCAAGAAATATTTTAGAATTTATCTCAAGAAATATTTTTGAATTTATCTCTAGAAATATTTTAGAATTTATCTCAATAAATATTTTTGAATTTATCTCAATAAATATTTTGAATTTATCGCTAGAAATATTTTAGAATTTATCTTATCTCAAGAATTTTTTCTAGAATAGCGGAGCCACTAAATCAAACTGGAATTAGCAAGTTTCAACTTGCGCGGCTCAGCCGCTAAATTTTAATTTATAAATTAAAATTAATTTATCGTATCTCCGAATTTTTTCTAGAAATATTTTTTTTCTATATATATTTTTTTTTTAAAATCAAAATGAATTAGAAAATTATAAATTAAATAAAAATTAAATTATCTTATCTCAAGAATTTTTTCTAGAATAGCGGAGTCACTAAATCAAACTGGAATTAGCAAAATGCAGTTGCGCGGCTCCGCCGCTAAGAAATATTTTGAATTTATCTCTAGAAATATTTCGAATTTATCTCGATAAATATTTTTAATTTATCTCTAGAAATATTTCGAATTTATCTCTAGAAATATTTCGAATTTATCTCAAGAAATATTTTGAATTTATCTTATCTCAAGATTTTTTCTAGAATAGCGGAGCCACTAACTCAAACTGGAATTAGCAAGTTTCAACTAGAACGAATCTACGATTCGCGCGGAACTCCGTTCCGCTTGCGCGGCTCCGCCGCTAAGAATTTTTTCTAGAATAGCGGAGCCACTAACTCAAACTGGAATTAGCAAGTTTCAACTAGAACGAATCTACGATTCGCGCGGAACTCCGTTCCGCTTGCGCGGCTCCGCCGCTAAATTTTAATTTATAAATTAAAATTAATTTATCGTATCTCCGAATTTTTTCTAGAAATATTTTTTCTATATATATTTTTTTTTTTACAATCAAAATAATTTTAG